TGCCCTGCCCTGCCCTGCCACGCCCTGCTGGCCCTGGCCGGCCCTGCTGGCCCTGGCCGGCCCTGCTGGCCCTGGCCGGCCCTGCTGGCCTTGGCCGGCCCTGCTGGCCCTGGCCCTGCTGGCCCTGCCCTGCCCTGCCCTGCCCTGCCCTGCCCTGCCCTGCCCTGCCCTGCCCTGCCCATGCAAGGTAATCCCACGCGCGCGCGCATGCGCGTATGCGCGCGTTGCAAGTTTCGTGCCATGTGTCTTGTCAAGGCTTTCCGGTGATTATGGTTAACGGCCTGGCGGCGGGTCCTTCTGGCCGCTGGGCCGGTGGGCGGGGGGACGCCGAGCCATCGCTCTGCACGGGATTCCCCGCTTTTCTGACGAAAAGGCGCGGAATCACGCCATCTCTGCAATCGGCTGGCGAATCACGCCAACGAGGACACACCGAAAAGGGGAATATGGTTCTCCGAAAGGTTGTATTCTGTGGAAAACCCCCAGGCAGGTGTTTCCGCATGGCGGAAAGGCCAACTGGATGTTTTGGCCGGTTTCACCGGCCCCATGGCCTCCCGGAAAGACCGGCCAAAACAGGAGATAGGAAGATTTTCCTTGCAGCAACCTGCGTTTGTAGTGTCATCTTACCATGATTCTGGCGCAGCAATCTCCATCATGGCCGGGATAGCTGCGACGTCAGAAACATGTAACACTGTTTACGTGTTTAGCTTTATACATGTATGACGCAGCAATGTCTGTCTTGTCTCCTGGTTGGCAACGCCTTTGCTGCGCCTGGTTTGCTGCAGCTAACGCCCTGTCTTTCTTTGTTTTTCTTTCCGGCGCAGCAATGTTGCAATCTCTCCCTAACGAATGGGTTCTGAGTCGTTTTCACACGCGCGCGCGCGTAGGCGCAGGCGCGCGTGTGAAACACCACCCCAAACAAGTCATTTATTCCTCCTACCCCCCTTTCCCCCCATCGCCTTTGCTGCGTTCGCTTTTTGTATCAATTCGCCGGCCACCAGCCGGCCGCCCGCCGGCCATCCAGCCAGCCCGTCGAAACCGCTTGACAGCCCTTCCTGGCCCTGGTATCGAGCTGGCAGGTTCGGTTGATTTCCCGCCAGGCGCCGATAGGTGGGGCCGAACCTGGGACCAGACCGTTTTCGACGGTCGTGGAACTCCGAGTGTCTTGCCACACCGGGCCTGGGGTCTTTCCCAGGCCCGGTCATTGATGAGACGGGTTCCATGCGTGGTGTGGGTCTGGTCTCGCGGGCGTGGCAAGACACCACGGAGAAGGACGCGATGGCATTCAGCAAACCCGTTTCCCGTCTCCTGAAGAAAACAGCCAGAACCGTCAGGAGCGAGCTGGACATCGTTCATCAACCGGCCACGCCCGTTCCGGCCGTCCGCATCGCATACCAGTTCGTGCGCCGGCCCACGGCGAAGGAGGCTGCCCGGAAGCTGGTGTCGCTGTCCGGGTTCATGAAGCGCTTCGCCGCCCCGCTGCGTTCGGCCCGGACCACGATAGCGCAATACGAGCGCATGTCGCCGAGCCGGAAAGCCCAGGCGAAGGGTGCAGCCGGAGCCTTCATCCCGGCCCTGTTCGCCCGTCCGACACGGGTGGCGGCCGACATCGAGGCCATCACCATGCTGGCCTTCGACTTCGACGACATCGAGCCGGACCTGGCCGCCCGCCTGCTCGATCCGGAGGCCGCGGAGCCGGCCGACCCGCTGACCGGCATTACCTTCATCGCGCATACCACGCGCAGCCACGGGCCGGACGACCCGCACGTGCGGCTGATCATCCCCATCCATCCGGACACGTGGCCCACGCCGGAGAAGAAGGCCGCCATCGCCCATTGGGTCGCCAGGACCCTCGGCGTCGACGACGTCGTCGACCGCACCTGCTATCGTCCGGCCCAGCTGGCCTTTTTCCCGACCGTGTCCAGCGACCAGGAATACCGGGCCCGCCTTCACGTGCCGGAGCCCCGGACCGAAGATGGCGCCGCGGCGAGGGCCGCCATCCCGACCATCGACACCCTGCTCGACGCCAAGGCCATCGAGGCGGCCATCCTCGAAGACCACGACAGCCTCGACGACATCATCGTCGCCGATGGCGTGCCGGCGTTCGTGGCGGCGACGGAGCAGCGGGATCCGCGGGAGCGGCCGGGTCCGGCCGGCGCGTTCAACCGTTGGGTCGGCGACGTCGTAACGGCCATCGAGCGTTTCCTGGACGACGTCTACGAGCCGGCCGACGCCGACGCCGACCGCTGGCGACACCGTTCGTCGAAAGGGCCGGCCGGGGCCGTCATCCTGTCGGACGGGCAGCGCCTGTATTCCCATCATGGCACGGATCCGGCCTCAGGACGTGCCAGAGACGCGTTTGACCTTGTCCGCATACACCTGTTCGGGAAACTCGATAACGCTTCTCCTGCGGCTCCGGAGGGCCAGGAAACGGCATATACGGATTTGCCCTCCTACCAGGCGATGGTCGAATGGCTGTATGACCCTTCGAACGAGAAGACGGAGAGGTTCCGCCGGTTCGAGGCGTCGGAGGCCCTGAAAGGGCTTGACGACGATCCGGAGACGGCGTATGAGGGGGATGCGCATTCTCCCTGTGTGCGCAGGAAAACCATCCTTGCAGGTGGTTGCCGGGACGCCGGCGGAGAGGCACCCCGCCCACGGGAACGCAAACCTGGACCGCCACCATCACCACCACCAGGAAGCCTCTCCGCCGGATTCCATCCCGGCCATGACGTTCTTCCCTCGTTGACTACCGAGAGCCGGCCGGATGACCCCGTTGTCTCCGGTCTGGCTCGTCTGTTCTCGTCCAGACGGCGCGCCGGCCAGCCCGTGAACCCCACGACCGGCTCGACGGACGTGCCGCCGGCCCGGCAGGCCGCGATGGCGCATTACGGGCTGGCGGAGGCGCCATTTGCGTCCAGGAAGGCTTTCCTGGAGTGGTATCGCCAGCGAATGCAGGATCTGCTCGCCGGTCTGGGGCGCGACAGGAAGGGTAACATCAGGCCGTCATCGCCGGAGAACCTGGCGTTGTTGTCGCGGCACCCCCTGTTCGACCTGTTCTTCACCACCGGTGAGGAGCAGGCTCCGCGGCTTGCCGTGCCGGCCGAATGGCTGGGTCTCGATCTCCCGCTGGAGGCCGGCGATCAGGTGGCGGATTCCGCCGTTGCGGCCCTCGGGCTGGCCCTAGCCGTCCCGCCGGCCTGCAAGTCGGCGAAGCCGCTGCTGGCGTGCGGGGTTCGCGCCACGAAGCAGACCGTTCACGACCTGGTCGATGTCGGCGCGCGCCGGGCGATGGCCACGCCGGACGCCGTCGTGCGGTGGTGGCTGGATGGCATCGAGTGGGATGGCACGTCGCGCCTGCGGCGCCTGTTTCCGGAGCTGTTGGGGACACCGGATGATGAATACCATCGGGAAGCCGGTGAGGTGTTCTTCCTGGGGCTCGTGTCGCGGGTGATGGAGCCTGGAGCGAAGTTCGATTACATGCTGGTCGTCCAGGGCCGGCAGGGTATCGGCAAGTCGACGTTCGCCCGTCTCCTGCCACCGTCGGAGAAGCTGTTCGCGACCATCGAATCCACCCACCCGCAGGCGCTCTCCCCGAAGACGGTGATGGAGGAGACGGCCTCCGCCATCGTGGTCGAGCTGCCCGAGATGGCCAGCCTGTCGCATGCATCCGTCGAGGCCATCAAGTCGTTCATCACCCGCCAGGAGGACAACGCCCGGCCGGCCTATGCCCGCAAGGCGGTGGTGATGCCACGCCGGTTCGTGACGGTGGGCACGACGAACGAGGTGCAGCTGTTCTCTGACGACACCGGCAACCGTCGGTTCCTGCTGGTGCGCATGCGCGCACAGCTGGACGTTGACCGGTTGGTGGAGTGGCGCCCCCAGTTGTGGGCCGAGGCTCTGGCGCTGTGGCGTGAAGGCCGGGTGCCGGTGCTGTCGCGTGATGCCGCCAGGGCCCAGGAGGAGATGAACGAGGCCCACCGCAAGGAGAACCCGATGGAGGTCGTCGGGCAGTATGTGTCCCGCTGGGTGTTCGAGCCTGGTCCGTTGTTCGAATGGCCGGATGTCAGCAATCTCGTGTTGTGGGCCGAAAAGCACGAATTGCTGCCGGACGGGGTATCATCGGACGACATTCTCGATGCGGACGGTTGGCTGGCGCTGGTGCGGGGCAGCACCGTCGACGCCCGTCTGGCGTCCTGGGATCCGTGGAAGGCGCTGGCCTCGACGGCTCGTGGCCGGGCCATCTACGTGAGCCGCTGGTTGTCCACCCTGCCGGTGTTCGAGTTGCGTCGTGTCCGTGTCGGGGGCGGGGCCACGACGACGTATTACCGGGCGATCCTGCTCGACCACGTGAAGGAGCCTTACGCGGAGTTCGCCCGGCGCACCGGGATCGTGGCGCGCGACTGGGTGCCGGAAGAGGTGGCGATGGCGTGGCAGACGCAGGATTTCGAGTGGTTCGGATGCGGCGAACGCCTGGAAGGAGAGCAGGGGGCACCGTCGGATGGCCGCCAACAGCACACGGCGTCGGTGGACACCTGAGGAGGACGACCTGCTGTGCCGGGTGTTCGGCATGCAGGGGTGGCTGACGCTGGTGTGCCGTGAGACGGGGCGGACCAGGGCTGCCGTGGTAACGCGGGCTTCCAGGCTCGGGCTGTTTGGGGATGTTGACACCGCCCGTCGACTGCGGCAAGAATTGAAAGACTTTTCCGGTGGCGGGCCGGGGCGTGAGGAAGAAAGCGAGACCGCCGAACCCGACGAGGCCGAAGCCGATGGGCTCATACATCGCCTGGTCCGGGAGACGTTGGCGGCATCGGTGGGCGGAGGACGAAGGACGGTGGTGTCCCCGGAAACAGGCATCAACCGCAAGGCCGGGCAGGCGCTCCGTCGTCTGGCTGGATGCGACCCTGTCAAACCGGCGATGCGGTTGTCCAAACACCCCCAGCAGGCCCCGCAGGACGGGCGCTGCCGTTGGGTGGAAGGGGATCCCCGGACGAACCGGTGGGCCTATTGCGGGCATCCGGTGGAACCGGGGACGAGTTGGTGTGCGTATCACCTGTTGCGGGTGTATGTGCACCAGGGTTCGACCGGCGTGTCCGGGACGGAGACAGAAGCAACGACGGAAGGAGATTGAGATGAGCATCGAGGAAAGGCTGGCTGAGCTGGTTGAGGTAATCGGCAAGAGCGTCGAGGAAACACGCAAGCTGCGTGAATCCATAGACGCCGTGGCGGGCGTGTATCGGATGGCCGCCGAGGCGTCCAGGGAAGCCGCGGCGGCGATGGCTTCCGTAGGCGGGGCAGCGGCAGAACCGGCAGAACCGGCAGAACCAGCAGAACCGGCAGAACCGGCGGAGGAGCCCACGCCGAAGAAGCAGACGGCGAAGAAGACGACGAAGAAGACTGCCGCGAAGAAGACGACGAAGAAGGCCGCCGCGAAGAAGGCGGCAGCGGAGGAAGTCCAGGCCGAGGCCCCGAAAGCCAACGAGGTGGATGATGCCGCTCCGGCCGACCCGGAAGACATGGCCGCCGACCTGACGATGGACGAGATCCAGGAGATGTTCGGTGACTGGCTGGAAAGCGGCAAGGTGAAGGAGGAGGACATCGAGGCTCGCGTCGATCTCGTGTTCGGCATCATGCAGGAGAAGTTCGGCGTCGATGATCTCATGTCCCTGGAGCCGGCTCAGGCGCTGGAGGTCCTGGAAGAGGCCAAGGAACGGGATCCGGCGAAGAAGTCTTCCGGCAAGGCATCCCTGCTGCGCCGCAAGAAGGGCTGATGGTATGGCTTCCCACGCAAGGCTGTCCCCATCGGCGGCGGCACGTTGGGTGGCGTGTCCGGGTTCCGTCCGGTTGTGCGAGCAGTTTCCGGACCATTCCGGCCGGGCGGCTGCGGAAGGGACGGCGTTCCACCATTTCGTGGCCATGTGCCTGGAGCAGGACATCGAGCCGGACGAGGTCATCGGGCGCAAGACGAAGGTCGTCTGGCATACGTCCGATGGCCAGCCGGTAACCGAGACCTTCGTCTGCACGGACGAGATGGCGCAGCACATGGTGGCCGGCCTGGAGCGCATCCGGCAGTATGCGGAGCGGCCGGGCGCCAGGCTGTTCGTCGAGCAGCGCGTGGATCTGTCGTGGGTTCTCGGCGAGAAGGCTTTCGGCACCGCGGACGTCATCGTCGTCAACCGCCAGTCGCGCCATCTGCTGGTGGCCGACTGGAAATACGGCGCCGGCGTGCCGGTGAGCCCGAAAGAGAACATGCAGGCGGTGCTGTATGCACTGGGCGCATGGAAGAGCTTCGTGCCGAAGGCGCTGCAGTTGGTGCCATCGCGCATGACCGTCGAGATTCTCATAGAACAGCCGCGCATACCGGCCGGGGGCGGGTCGTGGACGCTGGGCGGCGATAAGTTGCTGGCCTGGCGCGACCGGTTCGCCGCCGCGGCGGAGGCCACCAGACAGGAGGACCCGCCGTTGGTTCCCGGGTCGCCGCAGTGCGATTTCTGTGCGGCGGCCAGGAACGCGGCGTGCCCGGCGGTGCAGGATCGCGTCCTGTCGCTGCTCGACGTCGACATGGACGCCGGGGAGCTCGACACGCCTGGCGCGCTGGCGAAGCGCATGTCAGAGTTTCCGCCGGTCCTTGAGCCGGCCCAGCGAGTGGAGGTCCTCAAGGCGGCGAAGCTCATTCGAGGCTGGCTCGATGCGCTCGAGCGCCAGACCGTCGAGGACCTGCTGGCCGGGCATGATATTCCGGGTGTGCGTCTGGTGCCGGGTCGCCGCCCGCCTCGCCGCTGGACGGATGAGGAGAGAGTCATGGAGATCGCTGAGAAGGCACTCGGCGAAGAGGCGTTCGAGCGCCGACTGAAAACCCTGTCGCGGCTGGAGAAGCAGATGGGGAAGAAGGCGTTCGATAAGGTTTTCGGGGGGTTCGTGAGCCAGGGAGAGCCGAAGCCAGTGCTGGCTTTTGACACCCCGGAAGAAGGGGGCAAACCGGATTACCGGGATGCCCTGGGAGGCCTAAAGGCCCTTGGCGATGTGTAATCGACAAGCAGGCAGATGGCAAACCGTGAAACCCGTGAAACCCGTGAAGGAGGCATATCATGGCTGGAAACAAACCCGGTGAAGTCGTTCTCAAGAACGTCGTGCTCAGCTACGCACATGTCGTGGATCCCGACAGGGGCCCGGAAGGAACGGATGACCCGAAATGGCGAACCCGGCTGATGATCGATCCGGAGGCCCCGCAGACGGCGGACATGATGGACGCCATTGAGCAGGCCATTGTCGACGTCGCCAAGGAGAAATGGGGCAAGCAGTGGGAGAAGAAACTGCCGCCGGAGGACCGTCTGTGTTTCCGCCAGATGGACGAGGACGACGAATACTTCCCCGGCTGGTGGTTCGTCCAGGCGTCCACCCGCACGCCGCCTCTGCTTGTTCTGCCGACCAAGGGTCCGGATGGCCGTTGGCAGACGCTCGACCCGCAGAACCGGCCGGCTGACAAGGACAAGGCGCTGGAGTTGTTCTATTCGGGCGCGCGTGTGAACGCGGTGGTTCAGTTCTGGGCCCAGGACAACAAGTTCGGACGGCGCATCAATGCGTTCCTCAACGCCGTGCAGTTCAGGGCGCACGGAGAACGTCTGGGCGGCGTGGCGACGCCGGACGTCGATTCCGTCTTCTCGGATGACGACGTAGAGGCGGTCGAGTTCGACGAGACGGACTATGAGGATCCTGAAGACGGCGGTGATGAGGAGGAAGCAGCCGGCGCTTCCGCCGGCCGGAGCCGGTTGTTCGGGCGTCGGTGATGCTTGAGATCCACCTTGATTTCGAGACCTACTGTGATCTCGATCTGCGCAAGGTCGGGGTGGGGCGTTATGTGTCCCACCCCTCCTTCCGTGTGTTGCTGGCGGCCTGGGCCCTGCCGGAGGGTCCGGTGCGTCAATGGACGCCGGCCGAGGGTGAGCCCTTGCCCGGCGATCTGGAGGACCTACTGTCGTCGCCGGAGGTCATCATCTGGGCGCACAACGCCGCGTTCGAGCGAGCCGTGTTGTGGGCGGCGCCGCAGACCCGCCATATCCGGCTGCCGCTGGAGCGGTTCCGGGACACGATGGTGTTGGCGAACACTTGTGCGCTGCCGCCGGATCTGGCGCGCCTTTCCAAGGTGTTGGGCCTAGACAAGGATGGATCCGGGAAACAGGCCGGTGCGCACCTCATCCGCAAGTTCTGTGTGCCGACCCGGCGTCTCGGGGAGAAGTTCGTGAACACGCCGGAGAACGAACCGGAGGCGTGGGAAGAGTTCAAGACCTATAACCGCATGGACGTCGAGGCCGAGCGGGCTGTCCATCGGAAGTTGTTGCGGTATGCGCCAGAGGAATGGGTCTGGGACATGTGGATCCTGGACCAGCGCATCAATGAGCGCGGCCTTCCCGTGAACGTCCCGATGGTGTGTCGTGCGGTGCGGATGGCGGAAGCGGAGAAGGCCCGCCTGCTGGCCGAGCTGGCCGAGCTGGTCGGTATCGACAACGCCAATTCACAGGCCCAGCTGCTGCCGGCCTTGCGGCGATTGGGTTATCCGTTCGATGATCTGCAGAAGGCGCACGTGGCCCGGGTGTTGGCGCAGCTGGAGGAGGGCGCGCTGGATGTCCCGCAGCCGGAGAAGCTGAAGAAGGCGTTGCTGTTGCGGCAGGAAGCCTCCGTGGCCAGTGTGGCCAAGTTCGCGGCACTGGAGCGGGCCACGGAGTGCCGAGACGGAGAGCGGTTCGGTCGGTTGCGTGGGGCATTCCAGTTCCTCGGTGCGGCGCGCACCGGGCGTTGGGCGGGTCGGGTGTTCCAGCCGCAGAACTTGCCGCGTCCGCACTGGTCCCTGGAGAAGCGTCTGGAGCCGTTGGCGAGGGCCATCGAGTTCTGGCCAGCGCCGGCGGTAAGACGGCGGTTCGGCCCCTTGATGGAGTGTCTGCGTTCGGCGGTGCGTCCGGCCGTGCAGGCTCCGCCCGGATACCGGCTGGTCGATGCGGACCTGTCGGCCATCGAGAACCGCCTCATCGGCTGGATCTGCGGCGACGAGAAGATCCTCGACGTTTTCCGCCAGGGGCGGGATCCCTACGTGGATTTCGCGACCTACATGTTCCGGCAGCCCTACGCGGAGCTGTGGGCGGAATACAAGGCTGGAGACAAGAGCAAGCGCACCCTCGCCAAACCAGCCGTGCTGGGGGCTGGGTATCGCCTAGGCAAGGGCGAGCTGCGTATCGACCCCGAGACGGGCCAGCAGGAGGCCACGGGACTGCTCGGCTATGCCATGTCCCTGGGCGTCGACATGACGCCGGAGGAGGCCGAGCATGCCGTGACGGTGTTCCGGAAGACCTATGCGGACGTAACGGCGTTCTGGACGGAGTTCGAGGACAAGGTGAAGTGGGTCATCCGGACCGGGCATCGAACGCGGTCCTACTGGTTCGACATAGAGCGGGATCGCAACTTCCTGCGCATCCGGCTGCCGTCCGGCCGGTGGCTGCACTACTACGCGCCGTCCATCCGCCCGCGGGAGACACCGTGGGGTGAGGTGCGCCCCACGATCAGCTACATAGGCATGAATATGGGCCAGTGGGTGCGCCAGTTCACCCACGGAGGCAAGCTGCTGGAGAACGTAACGCAGGCGGTGGCTGCGGATGTGCTCATGACGTGCTTGCGGCGCGCCGAAGAACGCGGGTTCAATGTCATCATGCACGTGCACGACCAGATCGTCGCGCTGGAGCCCGCGTCGTTGGCCCGGGAGCGCCTGGAGGAGCTCATTGCCCTGATGTCAGAGCCCATAGACTGGGCTCCCGGCTTGCCGTTGGGGGCGGCAGGGGCGGTAACGAGGGTGTTCGTGAAGGATTGACGGGGATGACACTTGAAGCGAGCATCGAGGGGAAAGTCGTCAAGGCGGCCCAGGATGCCGGATGGTTCGTCCGGAAGTTGTCGTGGATCGGTCGTGTCGGCGCGCCGGATCGCCTGTTCATACGCGATGGGCGCGTGGTGTTCATCGAGTTCAAACGCCCCGGCAGGGGGCGGCTGTCGCCCCGCCAGAAGGCGGAGCTGGAGCGTATGGCCGCTGCCGGGGCGGAAGTGCACGTAATTGATGACGCCGATCACGCGTTTCGGGTGCTGGGGATACGGTGATGCCGGGCTGGAAGGATCTCAGACCGTATCAGCGTCGCATGGTCCGCTGGGCCGTGGAGAAGCCGTATGTCTATCTGGCCGCGGAGCCGGGGCTCGGGAAGACGGCGGTGGTGTTGAAGGCCATGCAGATGTGGCGCGATCGGCTGGGCGTCCGGAAGGTGTTGGTGGTGGCGCCCTTGACCGTGGCTCGGGATACGTGGCCGACGGAGCGCCGTAAGTGGGAGTTCGCCAGGGGTTTGCGCATGTCGCTGGTTCTCGGGTCCCGGCAGGAGCGTGAGAGGGCCCTGGCGGTCGACGCCGACGTCTATGTCATCAACCGCGAGAACATTCCCTGGTTGTATAGGTATTTCGGGAAGGACGAATGGCCCTTTGACGCGCTCGTGTATGACGAGGCGTCGCGGTTGAAGTCGGGGCGTCTTCGCACGCCGAAGACGACGCGCAAGGACGGCTCTATGGGCGGCCGACGCCTGTCGGCCTTTGCCATGTTGTGCCGTCGGAGGGGGCATTTCAAGCGAGTGGTGCTGATGTCGGGAACGCCGGCACCGCAAGGACTGCAGGACTGGTGGGCGCCCCTGTTTCTCATGGACGGTGGTCAGCGGCTTGGGAAGAATCGGGAGGTCTTTCTGCGGCGGTTCTTCGTGCCGATCCCGCGCGCGCACAAGTGGGTGCCGGTGGCCGGCGCGCATGAGGAGATCATGGGTCGGATACGGGATGTGGTGTTCTTCATGAAGGAGGAGGACTATCTGGACCTCCCGCCGTTGGTGGTTACGGATCGCCGGGTCGAATTGCCGCCCAGGGCCCGAAAGATATACAAGAGGCTGGCCCGTGATGCCATCCTGGCCGAGAAGAACATCGAGGCGGCCAACAGCGCCGTGCTGGCCAACAAGCTACTGCAGTTCTCGTCGGGGCACGTGTATGACAGCGACGGCGATCCGGTGCGGTTCCATTCCGAGAAACTGCGCGCGCTTGAGGAGTTGTTGGAGGATCTCGGCGGCGAGCCGTTGCTCCTGTTTTGGATGTTCCAGTCGGACCGCGACGCCATTCTCGAAATGTTTCCGTTCGCCCGGTGCTACGGGGACAGTGAAACGGACTACGAGGACTGGAATGCCGGTCGCATCCGGCTTCTGCTCGCCCATCCAGCGTCGGTAGCATACGGCTTGAACATGCAGTTTGGCGGACACCACATGTGCTGGTATGGTCCCACGAACAACCTGGAGCACTACCTGCAGGGCATCAAGAGACTGCATCGGTCGGGGCAGAAGTCGAAAACCGTGTTCGTTCATCGCATTGTGGCGAAAGGCACGTTTGACGAGGTGGCACTAGAGCTGCTCGACCGGAAGAAGAGCGGCAATGACGCCATGTTGGAAGCCATACGGGTCTATGCCGATGAAATCGGGTGTTGACGGTCAGGACATTCCCGACGAGGGAGAGCTGGCGGGAGACATCCTGCCTCCCCTCGACGGATACGACGAAGACGAGGCCGCGGCTGTCCGCGAGGCCAGGAAGTATCGCCCGCTCGGTCGGCTCGATCCGATGGCGGTCATCGGTGGCGTATCGGTGCACTGGCTGTCAACCGTGTTCCGCCAGCCGCCGCATATCGTCAGGGCCCGCCTGGCCAAGGCCCCTATCGTGCGTATCTCGGGACGCAGCGGCCCGTTGTATGACGTCGGTGTGGCGGCCAGTTACCTGGTGGAGCCGAAACAGCAGGTGGCCGACTGGCTTTCGTCTGCACCGCCGGCCAAGATCAACGAGGTCCTCCCGGTGCGCTATCAGCCGCAGTTCTGGACGGCCTTGAAACATCGGCTGGCCGCAATGGAAGCCGCCAACGAGCTGTGGCGCCGTGAGCACATAGAGGCGGTCATGATGGACATGCTGTCGGCGTTGCGCGAGGCGCTGATGGCGTTTCCGCAGGACATGGAACGCCGGCTCGGGCTTTCGCCACAGCAATATGAGGAGGTCAAGCAGGCCGTGCGGGAGGTCATGCGGGTGGCGGAGAAGGCGGTCAGGCGGGTCGTCAGCGAAGCGGCGTGGGAGTCCTACGCGGCGGAGCTCGATCGCGTCATCGAGGCCGCGGATGCCATGCGCAAGCGCGGGGCCGGGCTCGTCATCACCGAGGACGAGCAGGCCATGACGGAGTTGGTCGAGATGGCAGAGAAGGAGGCGCACCGCAAGGATGCCGCCCGCAAGGGATTGGACAGATTGACGAAGGGCAAGCGCGATGAACGAAAGGGTTGACGACGCCAGGCTCGTTCAGCGGGTCGAGGTCCGCAAGCTGCGCGAAGTCATCGATGCCATCCCGGATGTGCTGCGCCCGCCGGAGGACCTGACGGTGTCGGAAGCGGCGGAGCGCTATCGCCAGGTGTATAACCCGGGCGCGTATGTGGGTCCGTGGCGCAACTCGACGACCCCGTATCTCGTGGATTTCATGGACGTGCTCGAAAGCGACGAGTATCGGGCCGCAGTATTCGTCGGGCCGGCCCAGTGCGGCAAGTCGGACATGTTTTTCAACTGGCTGACCTACAAGGTGGCCTGCGATCCGACCGACATGATCTTCTACGACGCGGCCAAGCACCGGGCCGAGGAGTGGTCCAAGGTGAAACTGGAGCGTGTCCTGGAGCACACGCCGGTGTTGGCCGACAGTATCGTTGACCGCGTGGTGTTCCGCGTGGAGTTCCGGCAGCGCATGAATCTCATCGTGTCGTGGCCGAGCAAGGCCAACTTCGCGGGTCGGTCCGTGGGGTCCCTGTGGCTGGCCGACTACGACCGCATGGACGTCGACATCGGCGGCGAAGGCGCCCCGTTCGCCCTTGCCCGCAAGCGCGCCACGACGTTCGGCCGGCGCGCGATGGTAGTGGCCGAAAGCTCGCCGTCGTTTCCCATCGACCACGCCAACTGGACGCCGGAGACGCCGCATGAGGCCCCGCCGGCCTTTGGTGGCATCCTCCCCATATACAACCAGGGCGATCGTCGGCGCTGGTATTGGAGATGCGTGTGCTGCGGACATGCGTTCGAGCCGTCCTGGAAGACCGTCCGCTGGGACGACATCCCGGACATCACGGAGGCGTCGCATACGGCACGCATCGAATGCCCGCAGTGCCAGGCGCGCTATCACGATTCGGCGAGCGAGAACACCCCAGCGCGGGTGGAGATGAACCGCCACCACGCCCGCTGGATCGGGGACGGGCAGGTGTGGCGCAAGAACGGGGAGGTGGAGGGAAAACTGCGGCGCACGGACATTGCGTCGTTCTGGTTGAAAGGGCCTGCCGCCACGTTCGTTACCCTGCAGGGGTTGGTGTTCGACTATCTGTCGGCGCTGCGCACGTTCGAACAGACCGGTGAGGATCAGGAGCTCCGCGCGGTAACCAACGTGTCGCTGGCGGAGCCGTATATCCCCGTTACGCAGCAGCACGCACGCACGCCGGAGGTGCTGCGCAACCGCGCCCGCCCATTGCCGGAGAAGGAAGTGCCGGAGGGCGTGCGTTTTCTGGTCGCGGCGATCGACGTGCAGAAGCGTTGGTTCGTGGTCCAGGTCATCGGTATCGGTGCCGGGCTGCATGGCGATCCGGATTGGTGGGTCATCGACCGGTTCAACATCTACAAATCCCGCCGGCTGGACGAGGACGGCGAACGCAAGCGCATCGATCCGGCCAGTCATCCCGAAGATTGGCGCCAGTTGGTGGAAGAGGTGCTGCTCCGGACGTATCCGCTGGCCGATGGCAGTGGTCGGGTGATGCGCATTCATTCCGTGGTGAGCGACAGCGCCGGTCTGCGCGGCGCCACGGAGGCGGCCTACAAGTTCGTCTATTGGCTGCGGCACGGCGGCGACGATGGTTTCGTGGACGAAACAGGCCAACCCTTGTATGTCTGGGAGCCGGGGCTGGATGCGCGGTTTCATCTGGTGCGGGGCCGGCCGAGCGGGCCTCGCGTGAAGCTGACATTCCCGGACAGCGGTCGGCGCGATCGTTACGCGGTTATTCGGGGAGAGGTTCCGGTCTGGGAGCTCAACACCCAGGTGCTCAAGGATTCCGTCGACGCCATGCTCATGCGGGACGAGCCTGGCGGTATGGTGCATTTCCCGGAGTGGCTGCCGGGGTGGTTCTACGAAGAGTTGTGTGCGGAGATCAAGGACCCCAAGAAGGGGTGGATCAACCCGCACCGCCGCCGGAACGAGGCGTGGGACCTTATGGTCTACGCCAAGGCGGCGACACTCATGCCGGACATTTCCATCGAGAAGATAGACTGGACGGATCCCCCACCGTTCGCCCGGGAGTGGGATGAAAATGACAATGTTTTCGATCCGTCCTTGCCAGATTCTGCAACACCCCCTAAAGAGGACGAAGATCAATCCTTGGAAGACCTTGGGGGATTGCTGGCGTGATCTTTGCCGAAATCGATACCGCTACGCTGAAAACCCAGTTGGCCGAAGCCCGTGAGGCCTACCGCCAGCTCGTCATGGGTCGCGCCGTGGCCGAGGTTCAGGATCAGAACGGCGAGCAGGTGCGTTACAGCCGCGCCAACATCAACGAGCTTTCCCGGTTTATCCGCATGCTGGAGATGGCGCTCGCCGAGCGTGGCGAGGCCGATTACGGGTCTGGTGGGCCGGCCAATGTGTGGATGGGGGTGCGGTGATGGGCGTGGCAACGGTCGATGTCCGCAAGTCGAAGCTGGAGCGTCTCGTCGGCCCCAACCGTGCGACCCGCATGATGGGTGCCTATGAGGCGGCCAGTCGATTGGAGAGGGACCTTGCCGGGTGGCAACCCCAGCTGATGTCGCCGAACGTCGAGGTCGAGACGGACAAGCCTGTTCTCGATGCCAGAGCGCGAGACCTTCTGCGCAATGAGGGGACGTTCCGGTCTCTGGTGTCGCTGCATCAGAATCAGGTGGTTGGGGCCAGGTTCCGGTTCGTGTCGTCGCCGCGTCTTGATGTCCTCGGACTGCAGGATGATGAGGTATGGGCCGAGGAGTTTCGGCAGGAGTTGGAGACGAAGTTCAGCCTGTGGGCGGAAAGCCTGGAGGCTTACCCCGACGCGCGGGGCCACATGACGTTGACGGAGATCGTCCGGCAGGCCGTGGCTATCGAGTTGCTGTCGGGCGAGTATCTGATGGCGTTCAACTGGCTATCCGATCGGGAACGCAATGGGTCCCCGTATCGCACGGTCGTGCTGCCGATCGAGCTGGACCGTCTGCAGACCCCGCCGGAGCACGCGATGGACGACCGTGTCCGTCAGGGCGTCAGGGTCAATCGCAACGGCAAGCCCATCGGTTTCTATATCTGGAGACGCCATCCACGGGAGCTCGGGTTCACGCATGCCGCCGGAGGGCGTGAGTGGCGGTATTACCGGACGCACCTGCCGTGGGGCCGCCGCAAGATCCTCTATCTGCGCAACAGTGTCAGGCCGGAGCAGATCCGCGGCATCACTGAGCTTGCTGCCGCCCTGCGAGAGACGAAGCTGCTGAAGGATTTTCGGCTCATTGCCTTGCAGAATGCCATCGTCAGCGCCTCGTTCGCCGCTGTTATCGAGTCCGACATGCCGCCGGAGGTCGCGTTGGCCGCACTGGGGGCGCAACCGGCTGGCGGTGGCGGGGACGCCTACGTATCCGCGGCGCAACAGTATCTCGAAGCGGTCGGGCGTTACGTGCGCGGCAGCCGGCATTTGACCGTGGATGGGGTGCGCATCCCGCATCTCTTTCCGGGGTCGAAGCTCAACATCCAGCCGGCCGGGCGTGTCGGCGGGGCGGATCCCGAGTTTCCGCGTCATCTGCTGCATCATATCGCTGCTGTTGGTGGGGTGAGTTATGAGGAGCTCACCCGGGATTTCGAGAACACCAATTACTCATCCGCCCGCGCTGCCATGCTGTTGACCTATCAGAGCCTGCAGGCCCGCCGGCGGTTCGTGGCTGAGCGGGTGGCGGCGGCCATCCTGCGCGCCTGGTTCGAGGAGGCGGCCCAGCTCCCGCCGGCGGAAGGCGGTCTGGAGACGATGCAGAGCCGGCGCGTTCCCAGTATCTACGACGGCATGAACATGGACGCCTTTATCGCCGGCCGTTGGCTGGGCGCCCCGCAGGGGCACATCGACCCGCTCAAGGAGGCGCAGGCCACGGCGCTCATGGTCGAGGCGGGCCTGCTGACGATGGAGGATGCGCAGGCCCAGATGGGTCGCGACTGGCGTGATGTCATGCAGCAGTTGAAGCGCGAGCAGGATGTCCGTGAGCGCTTGGGTCTCACGGTTTCCTCCGGAGCGCAGACTGCCGTGGAGCCGCAGACCGATGACATGGAGATGATGGACGATGAGCAAGGCGCAGACGAGTAAGACGCCGGTTTCCGGGTTGTGGGCCCTGGCGCCGGGCTATGAGGACGAAGCCCGCATGGCGATCGCCCAGATGCGTAACAACGCCCCGTTGGTCCCCATGAGTGCGGCCGATGTTGCATGGGGAACCACCTTCGCCCCCTGGGAGCAAGCCGGGTCGGAGGTGCGCATTCCCGTGCGGGGCGTGTTGCTTTCCGGTGTAGCCATGACCACGCCGTGGTTCACCGGATATGAATACCTGGAGGCCGCCATCGCTCGGGCGCGCAACGACGAGACGATCGAACGGGTCGTGTTTGTGGTCAATTCACCCGGCGGAGAGGCCGGTCCGGTGGCTTCCGTAGCCGAGGCCGTGGCCGGGCTGGCGGATGAGAAGATTGTCGAGGTCGAGGTGCGGCACCTCATGGCGTCAGCGGCGTATATCATCATGGCTCCGGCGGCCCATATTGCGGTAACCCCGACGGCTGTTGTCGGCAGCATCGGCGTTATCACCGAGATGGCGTCGTATGCCCGTATGCTGGATGAGGCTGGCGTCGACGTGGCTGTCGTGTCCGCTGGCAAATGGAAGGATTCGACGTCATACGCAAGCCCATTGGATGAAGGGGCTGTCGCCAATATGCAACAGATGATAGACGACATGTATGACGTCGTGGTCGGTGTGGTCGCCGATGGTCGCGGCATATCGCGTGATGTCGTGGTCGGTCGGTGGGGAGCAGGTCTGTATGCGGGTGAACGCGCCGTGCGGGTAGGCCTCGCTGATGCCGTTATCGCGGCAACGACCGATCCGGCAGGAGGCGTGGTTCAGGATCAGCAGGAGCAACAGGAGATGGATGACATGACTGACGATACTGAGGCGAAGAAGCGCCGCAAGGACAAGGATTGCGCGGCGAAGGCGCCCGAGGCTGCCGGGTCCGAGGCGATTGCTGCCGATGCGGCGGTGCAGCTCGCGGCCATCGAGAAGGCACGCTCGGAAGCGCGCGAGGAAGTCCTGGCCGCTGTCAAGGCCCTCATGGAGACGGAGGCTGTCGCCAATGCCGGTATTCCTGCCCCGTTCGAGGCCGGTATGAAGGTCCTTCTGGGGGGCGGGTCCGCCGAGCTGGCAACGGAGACGGCGGGTATCGTGGCCAGGGCCGTTGGCGAGCAGCCGGCGGAGGCGAAATCCCCATTGGCTGCAGCCATGACGGTGCATGACACGCCTGTCGATGCGGCGGCAGACGACGAAGCCGGAGAAACGGCCGACGACGATCCGGTGAAAGCCATGCTCGCCAGCTATCGTCGTGCGGCAGGGGTGGCCGGCTGAAGATTGCCGAGAAGGCAGCAAACGCGAATACAGGAGATGAACAATGGCAATCACGCATGACGGTTTTTGGGGGCTTGCCAAGGCCGAGAAGGAGACTGGCGTCTACGAATACGCCATTCTGGTCAACCACAACCCTCCGCCCGTAACGGAGAGCGTGCAGGTCGGTCAGAACACCACGTTGGAACCGGGTTCTGTGGTAACGTATGACCCGGCTACGCAGACTATGGCGTTGGCTGGCGCCACCAGCACTCCGTTCGGCGTTCTCATGTCGCCGGTGAACACGGGCGTGGGTGAGACGACGGCTGCTGTGGTTTGGCGTGTCGGCAACTTCAACCTGTCGCGCCTCATTTTCGATCCGGCCGTAACCACGGACGACGCGAAGAAGGCGATTCTGCAGGCTGCGACACCGCCGGCACAACTGTTTGCTTCGCGCGCCCCGGATGGCAGCAACATCCAGGTGTGATGCGGGTGGTATGCAGGCAATTCCAAGAGGGGATAACACGCAATGAGCATCAATACTGTAACCGCGGAGCAGCTCACCCGCGTCATCTACGACGACAAGACGCTGCGCCCGCCCACCACGTGGTTCCTGAACCAGTTCTTCACCAACGTGCACCGGTCCGACAAGCAGGAGATTTTCCTCAACAAAGTCGCTGGTGCCGCGAAGCTGGCCCCCCTGGTGGTCCCCACGGCCCAGGGCCGTCCGGTTTATGAGCGGGCGGAATCGGTCGAGGTCATCAGCCCGGCCTACCTGAAGCCGAAGGATTCCGTGGATCCGGACCGTGTCATTCAGCGCCAGGCCGGGTTCGGTGAGTTCGGGCCGTATATGGTAACCAACGCCATGTCTCCGCAGGAGCGTCTGAACGCCATCCGCGTCGACATCCTGCGCGAGCACAAGCACAGCATCTACCGCCGTTGGGAATGGATGGCCGTGCGTGCTATCGTGGACGCCCAGGTGGTGCTGGAAGGCCCGGACTATCCGCGCACGGTGGTTGATTTCCGCCGTGATCCGACGTTGAGCCCGACACTGCCGGCGGCGGATATGTGGAATAACACGGCCGTGGACATCGTCGACCAGGTGGAAGCCTGGATGGATGCCATGCAGGCAGCCCCGTTTGGGGGTGCGCCCAGCATGATGATCATGGGTAACGCCGCCTGGGCCGCGTTCCGCAAGAACGTCCGCATCAAGGAGATGATGACGCGCGATGTCATCACCATCCCGCAGGCGGAGGTCGAGCGTGGCGTGCGCTCTCCGCAGGCCAACACTGAGTTCCGTCAGGTCGGTTACATGACCAACGGGCTGCCCATCTACGTGTTCTCGGCCCAATACCAGGACGAGAACGGCCAGTGGCAGTATTACATGGACCAGCGTGATGTCCTGCTGGTCGGCGACGTCATGGGTGCGGCTTGCTACGGCGCCATCAAGGATCTGGGCGAGCTTCGCCCGTTGGAGATGTGGTCGAAGTCGTGGATGGAGCAGGATCCGTCCAGCGAGTTCATCATGACCCAGTCGGCTCCGTTGATGTTCCCGTCGGCGCCGAACCGCAGCTTCCACGTGCGTGTGCTACCGTAATGATCGCTAATGGCAGGCGCCGCGAGGCGCTTGCCGTTCGCACACTGGCGAGGACAACCAAGGAGACAGATTATGAAAATCCGTTTGTTGAAGGCCGCGATGGTGGTCGTCGATGGCGCCTATGTGGTGCGCCCTGCCGGGGCCGAGGTCGAAGTGTCCGAGGAATCCGGCAAGGATTTGGTGGCCCGTGGTGCCGCCGAGGCCGCGAAGGACGTTCCGGCCGGGAAGGCCGACGCCGATGGCAAGAAGGCCGCTGCCCGTTTGTCCGGCAGCAAGAAGGTGAAGGGCTGAGGGGATCGTGCCGTGCACCTGGCGGGATACGTTGTGGGCCGCGAGGCGGGATTTGCACAGGCATCTGTGTATTACCGCGCGTGTGTTCCCGAAAGGGGACCCGGCGGCTACGCCCGTCCAGGTGCCGGTGCGCCTTCACAAACGGTTCGGACGTGTCGGCGACATCCTCGGCACGAGTTTCGAGTATGCTGAGGTGTCCGAAGTCCAGCCGGCGCTCATCGTGATGGCTGAGGACCACACGCCGGCGCGCGGGGACGTGTTCATTCTCGGTCCGGGCGAGGGGTATCGCGTGGAGGTGGTCGATCCGACCGACGACATAACCATTCGTCTGCACGTGGTTCGCATGTCGGAAGATGAGGTAGTCGGGTATCCATGACGACGGTTTTCTCCATAGATCCGGCCCCGTTGCCGAAACTGTCCCCGGATCGTCTGCGGCGTGCCGTGTCGCGGGGGATCAATTACGGCACGAAGCGGGCGCGGGCGGAAACGGCTCGGACCATCGCCGCGCAGGTAGCCTTTCCGCGTGGGTATCTGGCGAACCGTCCCGGCCGGTTGTGGGTGTCCAGGCGGGCGAGCCAGGGAGACTTGACCGGTGCGGTGTCGGCGCGTCGCCGTCCGACCATGCTGTCGCGGTTCATGGTCAGCCGGCCGCGATACAAGGTGCCGGCGCGGGTCATGGTGGCGCCTGGGCGGACGAGGACGATGCCTGGGACGTTTCTCATGAAACTGCGTGGCGGCAACGTCGGTCTCGTGCTGCGGACGCGTCGTGGTCGGATGGTGCGCAACAAGCGCGAGTCGGCTCGTGAGTTGTGGCCGGGGAGCAACTTGTATCTGCTTTACGGCCCTTCCGTCCAGCAGGCCTTCCTGACGGACCGGGAGACAGGTGTTGCCGTCGATAAGGCGCCCCGGATAGCGGAGGACACGGCGAAGGAAATCATCCGGCAACTGCAGCGGGGTTTGGTGTGATGCGGCTGGCGATACAACAGGCGCTGACGACGGAGCTGGAGAAGATCACACCGGCGAACGGCTACGCGCACGACCTGGCGGGGCGTGTGTATCGCGGGCGTGTGTTGTTCGGGGAGGAGACGGAGGTTCCGTTCCTGAGCATCCTCGAAAACCCGGATATCGAGGTGGTCGAGAACATGTCTCCTGCCGGCGGGCGTAGCGTCAAGGCGAATTACCGGCTGTTGATCCAGGGGATGGCGAAAGAGGACCCGGTGCATCCCACCGATCCGGCGGCTCGACTGCTCGAAGACGTTACGCGGCGTCTGTTCGAGATCCGGGATGCGGTCAGCGCCCCCGCCGTCGGGTATCTCGGCGTCAAGGGGGTTATCGAGTTCAACATCGGGCACGGTATTGTCCGTCCGGCGGATGAGGTTGCCCGCCGGGCGCACTTTTGGCAACATCTCGACCTCGTGGTGGTCGGGAGATTCTGAGGAGAAGAGAGATGGAATACAAGAACTACGTCATCGGTCGCGGCAAGCTGTATTTCGCGCGTCGCGACAAGACCACCGGCACGCTGGGCGGTTTCCGGTTCCTCGGAAACGCTCCGGAGTTCTCCATCAACATCACCGCCGACATGGTGGATCACTATCAGTCCACCGGCGGCATCAAGGAGAAGGACCTGACGGTTCCGCTTCAGACGAACCGGACCGGCTCCTTCACGCTGGACGACATCCAGCCGGAGAACGTGGCGTTCGCGCTTTACGGGCAGGCCCAGACGCTGGCCGTGGCGGCGGCTATCGGTCTGACCGAAACCATCAACGGCGTAACGAAAGGGTTCTACTACCCGCTCGGCATGAGCGGTGGCACCGGGTCCGGTGCGTTGAACGTAACCGTTACGGCCATCCAGAACACCACCACCAACGTGGCGCTGGTGGCCGGCACGGATTATGAGGTCGATCAGGCGAGCGGGTTCATCCACATCCTGCCGACGGCAACGAACGTGGCGGATGGGGACAACATCCAGGTTACCTACGACCAGAACGCCTACGACCGCGTGCACATCCCGGCTGGCCGTGAGCCCATCAACGGCGCGCTGCGGTATGTGTCCGACAACCCGGTCGGCAAGAACCAGATCGTGTATGCGCCGAACGTGAACCTGTCCCCGGATGGCGATATGCAGTTCATCGGCGACGACTGGATGCAGATTCCGGTCTCGGCGGAGTTCCTGGTGCCGGCGGACGGCGGTGTTGCGCTGTATATCGATAACAACCCGATTGCCTGATTGCGCTGCGGGCGATCGTGTGATAGTGCGAGGCTGTCTGCCGGTGTTTTCCGGCAGACAGCCATTGGTGTATTCCCGGCGGAGATGAAGAGGCAGGCAGCATGAGCAAGATTGCGATCCCCCGCAAGACCATTGATTACAATGGCCACGCGATCAGCGTAAGGGGTCTGTCCGTGAACGACCTGTCCCTGCTCGCGGCCAAGTATTACGAAGACTTGGCGCGGCTTATCAAGGCCGTTACGACAGATCCGCATCCTGATCGTCGCATCCGCAACGTTTTGGTTACCGCGCCCGGGCTTGCGGTCGAGATGATCGCGTATGCGGCCGACATCGAGGACAAGGAGGAGAAGGAAGCCCTCGACCGGCTTCCTGCCACCATTCAGCTGCAGCTGCTCGGGGCTGTCCTGGAGCAGACCATCGTGTCGAGTGTGGACCTGGAACTAGCCGTCGAGGCCGTGGGCAGTCTGTTGGAGACGATGGCGCAGGCGACAGAGAAGCTGCTGCCGTCTGGTTCCGACGGTGGCTCCTCCGACGGCGAGAAGACGCCTCCTTCCTCGCCGAGAAAGGTATCGTGAACGCCCACGAGCTGCCGGTAGGTTTGTTGTTCGATGAGGCGTGTATAGCTCAGGCGCGTGAAACCCGGCGTGATGCGATGTATTTCAGCGTCTTGTCTACGTGCATCGCGGCGATGTTTTCCAAGGACGGCGCGAAGGCTCTTCGGGAACAACTGGAGGATATGGTCGTATCCGTGAAGCCGCGAGGGGACGATGCCGACAAGGCATGACGTAGAGCTGCGCATCAGGGCCAGGGATGATGCGTCCAGGCATTTGCAACGTATCGATCAGGCGCTGCGGGCCATAGAGGCCGCGCAGCGTTCATTGGTTGACGGGTCCACCAGCACGGATTCGGCGCTGCGGCGGTTGCGCGACAGTCTCGTGTCGCTGTCGCAGGCGGCGGTCGCAACGGACTTGAAGACGCTCGGCGATCGCATCCGGGCGCAGCGGGAAGCCGTCCAGCAGGCGCTGGAGGCCTACGCAGCGTATTCCGAGCGCTTGCGGGTGGTTCGGGTCGAGCTGGCCGCCTTGTCGGAGCGCCAGCAGCGCACTACGGAGTTGGTCTCAGAACTTGCGACGCAGCAGCGCAAGCTCACTAAGGAGCTGAAATCCGCTGAGACCGGGTATCGCAAGGCCGAGCGGGCTGTTGCTCGTTACGACAGGAAGCTGGTCTCGCTGGACGAGCGGCATGCCAAGACCCTGCAGGCGTTCACGGCGGCCCGTGAGCGCGTGGCGCGCCTCGCTGCGGAGATGGCCAAGGCCGACACGCCGACGGCGCGGCTGACGCGGAGCTATGAGGCGGCGTCGCGCCAGCTCCAGCGTCTCCAGGAACGGTTGTTCAAGCTGCAGCAGGATCAGGCCGCGGCGCGTGCGGAACAGCAGAAAGCCGTGGAGGCCGCCCGCCGGTATGCGGCCGCACAGCAGAACGTTTCCAGCGCGCTGGCGGTTACCACGAAGCATCTGAACACGGCTCGCGAGGCGCAGGCTCGGCTGGATGCGATGGTGGCGTCCGCGGCCGAGGAGCAGAAGAAGCTGGTGTCCGCGATGGCCGCGGCCCGTCGCGAGGCGCAGCAACAACAGAAGGCGCTCAACCGCTCGCAGGCCGAGTTCAAGGCAGCCAGTCAGGCGGTTCGAGAATACGCGACCACGCAGCAGAAGGCTGCCAGTGCGGCCCGGGGGTCGCTTCTGGGTGCTCTGGACGCACAGGAGCAGAAGCTGGCGAAGTTGAGGCAGGCGCTGACGGCCACGGAGCAGCGCATGCTGGCCTTCGCGGCACAGGCTTCGAAAACAGCAGGCGAGCACCGCGGGCTGGATGCGGCCATGCTGGCGGCGTCGGATCGCCTCACGCAGCTCCGACAGCGGTATTCGACGCTGGTCAACGAGCTTCGGCGGGCGCGGGCGGCGGTGCAGGCGGCCGGCAACGACACGGACAAGCTGGCAGCCGCGACGGACCGGCTGCGCCGGGTGGCGGCGCGCACGGACGCCGCGCTGCGTGAATTGAGTGCAGCCGAGCGCCGGTTGGGTGCGGACGCCGGACAGGCGGCGAACGAGATCGAGCGGTTGCGTTCCAGGACGGAGCGCCTGGCGGCTGCCGCACGCAAGACGGAAGCGGCGACGTCCCGGTTGGCCCGAGCCTGGCGGGAGCTGACCGGGAACACGTCTCGGTCTATTTCCTACTTTGAGCGTCTGCGCGGTCAGCTCGTCTCCATTGGCGCTGCCACGGTCGGTTTCTATGCCATTCCGCGGGCGATGACGTCGCTCATCGACGCCGAGAAGCAGCTCATCATCGCCAAGCAGAACTTCAAGGCGGTGGCGGATCAGGAAAACCTGACCCTCGAGGAGCAGAACAAGCTCTGGACGCAGCTGAAGGATACCGCCTACGCGACCGGCGCGCCCATTGCCAGCTTGATCACCAACTTCTCGCGGTTGCATCTCGGATTGCGGGGTGGCGGCGTGGCCATCGAGGAGACAGCAGCCTCGATGGACAAGCTGATGCGCGTGTTCGCGGTGTTCGGCCTGTCCGCCTACCAGATCGACCGCTCGCTTCTGGCGCTCACCCAGATGGGCTCAAAGGGCGCCATCGCGATGGAAGAGCTGCGCCAACAGCTCGGTGATCATTTTCCGTCCGCGGTGGCCCTGATGGCCGAGGCTGCCGGTTACGGGCGCGACCAGCTGGAAGAGTTCTACGACGCCGTCAAGAACAAGCAGATTGACGCTTCCATGATCCTCAAGTTCTCGGAGCTTGCGTGGGAGCGTTGGGGTGCGCAGTTCGAGGAAATCGCAGGCAAGGCCTATATCCGTCTTGGGGCGCTGCAGAACGCCTGGCTGGAGTTCCGCAATGTGTTGGCGACGGACGGCGGGATCACGGATGCGCTGGCGCGCCTGTTCGATGCGTTGACCAATCTGATGGAGCATCCGGTGTTCCGGGCGTTGGCCGTCGAGTTTGCGCGTCTCATTTCGTTGGTTATCGATTTCGCCACGTTCCTGACCGAGTATTGGGGCCTCGCTCTGCCGTTCGCTGCGGTGCTCGTGGGCAAGCTTATCAAGAAGATCCTGCTGTTCGCGGCTACCTTGCTCGGCGTTCGTGGCCTCATCTCCGGTTTCTGGGCCATGCTGTTCGGCGGGGGCGGCGGCGGTCCGGCGGGCGGCGGCACCGCAGGGGGTGGTGGTTCGTCCAGGACGTCGTCCATGATCACCCGCATAACTCAGGCGTTGCGCACGCTTGTCGGGTTTATCGCGGGCGCGGCTCTTGGGGCATGGCGGCAGCTCGGGTCGGCTGTTATGGCCGTTGCGACGGGGGCTTTTGGGTTGGTGTCCCGCGCTGTCGGGGCCTTTCTGCCCATGTTATCCGGTATCGCCGGGGCCGTCGTGCGAACGGTGGCGTCTTTCACCAGTCTGTCCGGGGTGGTCGGGGTCGTCGCGCGCGCAATCGCTGGGTTGGCCGCGGCGTTCCTGGCGCTGCCGGGTTGGGTGGTGGCGCTCACAGCCGCGGTAGTGGCTGGCGGTGCGGCGTTGTATTCGTATGCAACCAGCAGCAATGAGGCGGCGGCCGCTTCTCAGGCCAGCGCTGCCGCCATGAACACGGCCGCCGTGGCGGCGTCGCAGGCCACCGGTGCCTTGCAGGGCGCCGCAACCGCCGTGCAGAACGTCAAGGCGCCTCCGGAGAACATTCAGTCTCTGTATGACATGTCCGCCGGGATCAACATGGCGGCGGATGCGGCAAGTCGGGGTATCCAGCTCGATGTAGACGGGGTGGAGGAGACGGAGGCCCTGAGCGAGGCTGTCGAGGACCTCGGCGAGGTGTCGGATGAAGCCGCAGAGACGTTGGCGGAGGCCGCGCCTGTTGCCGAGGAGGCCGGCGGGGCCTATGAGGACGCGGCCGAGGCGTTCGAGGATGCCTCCGATACGCTCGAAGATGTTCGGTCGGCTGGCTACGATGCTGGGTCTGGCCTCGACCGGGCCGCCCGATCTGCGGATGCGGCGGCGCGGTCTGCCTTGCGCGCGGCCGCGGCTTTCCGCGAATTGGCGGCCGCCAAACGGGCGGCGGCGGCGGCCGGCGGCGGAGGTTCGGCGAGCGCCGGAGAATATCATGCCGGTGGGGTAGTGCGCCCCGGCGGCGGCCGTCAGCGGACGGTGCCGGCGGAAGCTTTCATTGGTGCGCCCCGGTTCCATGAAGGCGGGCTCGTGAACGTCGGGCCCAACGAAATCCCGGCTATCCTCGAAAAAGGCGAGGAGGTTCTCACGCGGGCAGACCCGCGCCACATCCTCAACTACGGCAAGTATATCATTAACGCCTCCAAGGTTGCGGAGGACTTGCAGAAACGGACGATTCGGACATACGAAGACGCCCAGAAGGCGATGTATGTCCTGCAGCACTCGCAGCATCTGGACAACTTCA